CATTAAAAACTGCATGGGCTAATTTGAAACTGAAATCTGAAATGAAGCAACGTATTGTGAAGTTCTACTATCAAAAAGTAGACGGTTCTGTACGTGAAGCATACGGCACACTTTGCGAGAAATTGATGCCTGCTATCACTGGTACTGATAAGAGAGCAAAGAATGATACCGTTCAGACTTACTATGATACAGAAGTTGGTGAGTTCAGATGCTATAAGAAAGCTAACTTATTATCAATCGCTTAATATCTACGACTATGACACACAACGAATTAGAACAAGGTTTGAATGCCTTGTACAGAGATTTGGATAATGTTCAGAATATGGACGAAGCAACAGCTTGTAGAGTTTTCAACGTAGATTGTAAGGCTGACATCATCGAAGTGATACAAGATGAAATCGAGACTTACAAAGCAATCATGGGACCTGATGCAGGTGAGGATAATGAAATGGATTATGATGCCCTCTGTATAGTTCAAGGATTGAGCCGATACGCATAACTATTTACCCTACTGACGGATTGAACGGCAGCCGATAGCGAGAATCGGGTAGGGTGCTATTGATTAGCTCTTTGAAAGCAGGTGATCTGCAAATTGTGAAGCATGAGGCGGCTAAAACTATAACCCGTAAGCTCGTGAACATACAACGAAGTATTGAAAATAGGAAATATCGCTTATGTGGTAGCCATGCTACAATGGGTAGAAAGGTTTATAAAAATTATGATAGTCCGAAAAAGCGTCTTTATCAGTAAGAAAACGGGGTAGGCGTCCGTACGCTATTAATAAGCTCATAGTTATGCGTGATGCAAGTAATCGAATTACTCTATGAGCACGAAAACATACTACTATGACGGAAATTTGGAAAGACATAAATGAATTTGAAAAAGAATATCAAGTATCCAATTTAGGAAGAGTTAGGTCTATAAATCGGAAATCTTTTGATGATTCTAAATATGCAAGCTTTAAGGGTAAAATTTTGAAAATGAGAAAAAATCGAAATGGGTATTTATATGTACTGTTAAGTAGAAATGGAAACAAATACCATAGATATATTCACAGACTAGTCGCTAATGCTTTTTTAGCTAACCCTTACAATAAAAAGGAAGTAGACCATATTAATTCGGATAAAGAGAATAATGAAATTATCAATTTAAGATGGGTTACTCATAAAGAAAATATGAATAATCATATTACAAAAACGAGATTGACAGAAGCAAATAAGAAAAAACAAAGGCATAATAGGAAATATATCCCAATAGTAAAATTTACTATTGATATGAAATCCTCTATAAAATATAATTGTATAAGTGATGCTTGTGATAACAATAATTACGATTATAGTACTATAAAAAAATGTTGTGATGGTCATAGGAGAACGGCTTATGGATTTATATGGAAGTATATATAGTTCTACGCTAACAGGTCTATATAGCTCGAGTGGCGGTTAATCCCGTCCCGTGATGGTCTAATCGGATTAGTACACGGGCGCAAATTTTAAATTATACGATTATGTCACATTATTATTCAAAAGTAGATGCTGATAGCTTGCTATCACTTGTAAATGCATCTGATTGTGTGGAGTATTTCGGTACATCTAGTTTGGTTTCTGAAATGGATGAAACGGAAGTTTTAAATCAAATAAGTGAAGATACTATAATTAGCTATCTCGAAGATAAGGGCTTTAAAGTAGAAAAGGAGGATTGAATATGAAACTAATCCAGTTTGTTTTATCCATACTTTTAGCTATATGCGCTATTGGTATGCTATATGGGGCAATAACTACATATAGCCCAATGAAATCTATGTCTGTTACCATAATAGGTATTATATGTATTGGTTGCTTTTTTTTCGTTAGAATAGCTTATGGCGAATTAGTTGGCCGATCTTGATATTAAGAAGGTAAGATATGTATTAAAACTTGCAAATCTTTGAAAGATATTCAAGGTTTGTGTAAATCCAACAAGAAATGAAAGCAATAACAATAAAGCAACCGTGGGCTTCTTTGATAGTCCACGGTATCAAGAATATTGAGAACCGGAGCTGGCAAACAAATTTCTGTGGACGTGTGCTGATACATTCAAGCGCAAAGGGTGATATTGCCAAGTTTGGATGCTTACAGCCAAATCAAAGATTAAAGGTGCTTAATACACCTATGAGTCGTATATGTTTCAACGATCTTCCTTTTGGCTCCATCATCGGTAGTGTGGAGATTGTAGACTGTGTGCAAAACCATCCATCCATTTGGGCGGATAAAGGTGTGTATAATTGGGTATTGACTAATCCCATCTTATTTCCTGAACCAATACCGGCTAAAGGTAAGCTATCCTTTTGGGATTACCTCGGTATCAAGGAAGTAAAGATTGAATGCCCAGAGTGTGGAAGTATTGAAATAGCAGTCGAAGACTATACTACCGAACCGTTTCCAACCTTCTTGCATAGCTGTAATAAGTGTGGGGCTGTGATAATGGAAAGTGAGTGGAATGTAATTAACTAGTAGAAGAAAGAAAGGGATAAAAAGGTGAATGCCGCTGCACTCACCTTAGAAAAGCGGCAATTTTCAAGCGATAAATCAAATGCTCGCGCATGCATTATTACAAAGATAAGAATTTAAAAGAAAGAACTATATAAACTATTGTTTTATCGTGTTTTATTTTGTGTTTGTGTTGTACAGGTGTACGGTCTGCGAAGATAGTATGCCTTTTTTAATTGGATGATTAGCTTATCGGTTAGAGCTTCATGTTGCGCAACCAATTATCACGATTGAGAGAGGTTCGATTCCTCTATCATCCACTATTTAATAATCAATAATTTAATTATTATGGCAAAGGAATTAGAAGAAAGAAAGCAAATCAAGAAGAAGCTAAAAAAGAAAGAGGATTATGTACGCTATGATTTTAGTGATATGTTACTCGTTCAGCTTCGCAGATGTACAGCGGACCTTAACCGCTTAGCAAGAATTGACCGGATAATCGAAAAAGAACAGTCCTTATACTCGGTAATATCAAACAGGGAAGCCGGATATATTGACGTGGTCCGGAATTACTAATACTCAACTTACACGATTATGGAACGAGTATTAACGGAGCTTACCCCTGAATGCGAGATTACAGCACGAATGTACGCACAAGGGTATGAAAAAAAGGAAATAGCCTCAATGAAGTGCAGGGCAATTAGCACAATAAATAATCAACTGCAAATGGCTTTTACCATCCTTCATGTGAGAAACGGCAGGGAACTGGCTACAATGCTTTACGAACGAATAACCGGTACGAAGTTCACGATGGATTTTTCACCGATTGGTCGGGCGGTGGTTGCCTGCTGTTTGCTATGTGTGTTCTCTCTATCACTTTACCGCGAACAGGGTGATATGAGAAGATCTAGAAGATCAAGAGTTGAACAAATTGAAAGAATAAGGAGGTTAGAAACATGATATATGCAATTCAAAGTGAGGTGTTGGATCGTCTTATAGATGGAGTCTCTAAAATTGGAGAAAAGAAAAAAAGCATAGAACTTGGCGAAGAACCGAAATACATCTCCCTAAGAGAAGCTGGACGAAAGTACGGAGAAGTAGTGGTCAAAGAATGGATTAAGGCTGGTGTAGTGAAAAGAAACAAAGACTATGGAAAGGGTAATAATTCAAAATGCCGTCTATCTGTACTTGAGCTTGAAGCGGCAGCCTTAAAGTGTAATGTGACAAAGAATCTCTCTCCTTTGGCAAACGCTGAAGTCAGAGAGATTATTAGTGAATATAAATAATTTATTAACCCTTTTAATAATAACGATTATGAGCTTGATTAAGAGAGCAAACGAATTAGTAATACCTACGACAATCAAGATGATGTTGTACGGTCAAGCAGGTATGGGTAAAACAACAGTCGCCCTCAGTGCACCAAAGCCCTTATTGTTGGACTTCGACAACGGTGTAAAGCGTGTAAATATGGCACATTTAGATGGTATTGACACAGTTCAGATAACTTCTTGGAATGATGTACAACAAGTGTTGCAAGAAGATTTATCCAGCTATCAGACAATTGTTATAGATACCATCGGTAAAATGATGGACTTTATTATTACTTATAAATGTGGTACACGTCAGCCAAGTATTAGAGATTGGGGAGGTATCAACGCTGAATTTTCTTGGATGACAAGAACTCTCTCTTCGCTCAATAAAAATGTGATTTTTGTCGCTCACCGTGATACTCGCAAAGAGGGTGATGATACAGTATTTATCCCTGCTTTGCGTGAAAAGTCTTACAATTCAATTGTTACTGAGCTTGATTTGCTTGGCTATCTTGAGATGAAAAGTGAGAATGGGCGCCAAAGACGTACTATTACTTTCGATCCGACAAGTAGAAATGATGGTAAGAATACTTGTAACCTTCCCTCTGTTATGGAAGTACCTACCATCATAGATGCGAGCGGTAAACCAATAGCAAAGAATGATTACATAGCTTCACGGGTTATTAATCCTTATCTTACTATGTTGGCAGCAAAGAAAGCTGAAACCGAGAAGTACGAAAAGGTAATTGAAGAGATCAAAGAGCAGATAGAGCTTATTACTGATGCTGAATCCGCAAACAACTTTATTGCCCAGATTGACAGCTTCGATCACGTAGGTAGTTCTAAGGCTATGGCAGCTCAACTCATAAACAGTAAGGCAAAGGCTCTTAATCTGAAACTTAACGCTGATAAGAAGTATGAACCAGCAGCCTAAGTATCGTTTCTATGCCACTATCCTTGATTCTTTTTTGGGGTATTTGAATAGTGATATTGTTTGGGAAAAGTACTGGGGATGGAGTGAAAATCCTCCCCATACCCCTGAAGAATTTCACGAGTTGCAGTTTCATGAACTGATAGACCGGATCAACCGCAAGCCGTTCGATAGCGAAGCAGCAGACAAAGGCACTTGCTTTAATGAACTGGTAGATGCTCTCATAGAGAACCGGAAACCTAAAGACATAGAGGTAGAACGTGTAACAGACGATAATAGCAATATGTGGTATCGTGCTATCTATAACAACCGCACATTTACTTTCCCTGTATCGCTATGTACTGAGTTTGCCAACTACTTCAAAGGTGCATTGACTCAACAAAGAGTAGAAGCAATCCTACCTACTGCATTCGGTAACGTATTGGTTTATGGTCTGATTGACGAACTGATGCCTACCACCGTCCACGACATAAAGACTACAGGTAGTTACAGTGTTGGAAAGTTCAAAAATCACTTTCAGCACCTTGTTTACCCCTACGCTTTAATGCAAAACGGTAACGACATACGAACATTTGAGTACAATATTGTAGAGTTCAATAAAGTCGGTTACCCAGTAGGCAGTTATACTGAAACCTATGTGTTTAATCCAGAACGTGATATACCGATTCTCACTAATCATTGTGAAGAGTTTATCCGGTTCCTGGAAGAAAACAGAGAGTTAATCACCGATCAGAAAATCTTTGGGTTAGATGTTGTTCAATCTTAAAAACGAATACGACATACCAAAATTCAAGGAGTATGTAAATAAGCTATTTTCCGAGCGTGCGGTAGTCGAGGTGAAGAAGAAGCTACCTAATCGTACACTGGCTCAGAATAGCTATTTACACTTACTTTTAGGGTATTTCGGTAGTGAATACGGTTGCAGCCTTGACGAAGCTAAAGTAGACTTCTATAAAAGGACTTGCAACCGTGATTTATTTGAACGAAAGACGGTCAATAAGGTTGGAAAGGAAGTAACCTACCTGCGTAGTTCTGCTGAACTATCAACAGGTGAAATGACACTCTCTATTGACCGCTTTAGAAATTGGAGTATATCAGTCGCAAGCATATACCTACCTGCTGCAAACGAACAACAGATGTTGATATACGCCCAGCAAGAAGTAGAACGTAATAAAGAATTTATTTAAAATCATGGAAAAATTTTTAGGTCAAGAAATCCCCGAAAAGGATAGATGGCAATTCCTGCAAGATAACGCAGATGCCGTAGAAGAAATCGGATATACTCACCGCTTCACACCGGAGGAGTTATCTCAAAAGAAAGAATTATTAGCTGAAACCTCTATCAAGATAAACGATATTGAGGTAGAGAAGAAAGAAGTTGCCGATGGCTATAAGGAACAACTTAAACCCCTTAATGAAGAGAAGCAGACGCTTCTTGAGAATATCAAGAAAGGCACAGAGTATGTTCCACATGAAGAATGCGTGAAGATACTTGACCATGACGAGAAAATGGCAGGGTATTATAATAGGCTTGGCGAACTTGTTTATTCTCGTCCAATCATGCCACAAGAAATGCAGAAGACCATTTTTAATATTAATCGTAGAACAGGAACGGAATCATGAGCGAAAACAAATTGAACGTGGTAGTACCGAAGGATTATAACGGTACGCCAATTGAAGTAGTATTAAGAGAAGGGAGTGCACCTAAGGCACTTGACCCAAAAGCACCCGAAAAAGTAGGAATTAGTGGAACTATTGAAACCCCTTTCAGGTGGTTGGAAAAGCGTGTTGAGCTTATTAATCAAAAAGCGTCCAACATTCTTGTAAGTCGTGACAATATGCGTATTTATCTCACTATTGACGAAACAAGTTTTTATCAAGCAAGTATAGTGGGTGAGTTGGAAGCATCCAAAGAGATGAGAGAATTCGGTATCAATACTGATAAAAAGTGGGACCCGATTAAACTTTCTCAATTCATCAAGATGCACCGAGCTTTCTTTGCCGATAAGTCACAAAACATGGTTCTTGTATCTACCTTGAAGAATTTCAAGGCAAAGGTAAATCAAGATATCGAGCGTAGTAAGGAAGAAAACGGAAGCAAGACGGACAACTATTCTCAGGTGGTCGATTCTAACCTGCCGAAGTCTTTCAAACTCCATATCCCTCTTTTCAAAGGATTTGCTTGCGAAGAAATTGAGGTCGAGATTTACGCAGATGTTGATGGTCGGGATGTTTCTCTTTCTCTTGTGTCCGCTGGTGCAAATGAAGCCATTGAAGAATACAAGAATAAGGTAATTGATGAACAGCTGGAACAAATCAGACAGATTGCACCGAACATCGTAATCATTGAAGTATAAAATGGTTGGTGGTATGGCGGAATTGGTAGACGCTAAAGTGACATGTTTATAGATAGGTTGAATCTAAGCTAAGTTTGTAAAAGTAACGGGCATGGCTGTTTTGAATGTAATAGTAAAAACAACTCCTATCATGCAGGTTCGAATCCTGCTACCACCACAAGCCTTTATGATGGTCGAAGAAGAAATAGGAACAAATAAGCTTATACATATACGGGCTGCCGGTTGATCCGGCTATACACGACGGAAAGACGCCGAAATGTGTATAAGTGTTTCTATGAAGTATCTGAAGAGTTGTTGTAACGCCCCGGAGAATACGCTTCGGGGCTTTTAATTGGTAAACGATGAATGAAATATTAACTGGTAAGATTTGCCCTTATTGCGATAAGCCTACTGAATACGTGGATAGTTCCATAATCTACGGACGTTCCTACGGCATGATTTACCTCTGTCGTGATTGCAGGGCTTATGTCGGAGTACATAAGGGTACAGGCCAAGCGTTAGGGCGTTTGGCAAATGCGGAATTGAGGGAAGCCAAGAAAGAAGCCCATCTCTGTTTCGATCAAATAGCGAAAACGGGCCTAATCAATAAGATTTGGAAGAAACACATTTCCAATACCTCAAACAGAAGTAAGGCTTATTTATGGTTGTCTAACCAACTGAACATACCACGTGAAGTTTGCCATATCGGAATGTTTGATGTAGAGGATTGCAAACGAGTTGTTGAACTATGTAAACCAATAGTAGAATGCCATATTACATAAAAAGAACTAAGGCTAAGAAGAAAGACAAGCCTTTACCATTGTTTGATAAAGCAGGGATAACAGTAAAGAAGAAGCCGGATTTGAAAGCTAAACTCGACAAGGAGTTTTCCCTTTTCATCCGGCTTCGTGATTGTATGCCAAACGGGTATTTCCGCTGTATCAGTTGCGGGCAAATAAAACCGTTTGAACAGGCGGATAACGGTCATTATTTCAGCCGCACGCATTTGGCAACACGGTTCGATGAAGATAATTGCCATGCTGAATGCCGTCACTGTAACCGCTTCAAAGCGGACCATTTGGAGGGCTATCGGGTAAATCTGATAGCCAAAATCGGGCAACAGAGATTTGACTTACTGAAAATGAAAGCTGCTGGTACTTTTAAGATGACCGATTTTGAGTACGAACAACTAATCAAGTATTACAAAGCACTTAATAAGAAACTTAGAAAGGAGAAAGGAATATGAGTTTTGTCTTGCGTGATTATCAACAGAAAGCCTCTGATGCCGCAGCAACCTTCTTTCAAGACACAAAGAAGAAAACCAACGCTATCATGGTGTTGCCTACCGGAAGTGGTAAGTCCCTCATAATAGCTGATATTGCGTCACGGCTTGACGGTCACACCTTGGTGTTTCAGCCGTCGAAAGAAATATTGGAGCAGAACTTCAAAAAGCTATGCTCATACGGTATTCTTGATTGCTCTATTTATTCAGCATCGTTCAATTCAAAAGAGATTTCAAGAATAACGTTCGCCACTATCGGATCAGTAAAAGGACATCCCGAACTATTCAGCCATTTCAAGAACATAATAATAGATGAATGCCACCTAGTTAATCCTAAAGAGGGAATGTACAAGGACTTTCTATCTATCTTAAACTGTAAGGTTCTGGGATTAACTGCCACTCCTTACAGATTGAGTTCTTCTCAGGATTTCGGCTCTATGCTAAAGTTCATCACCCGAACCAAACCTGCAATATTCAAAGAGGTAATTTATCACGTTCAGGTGTCTACTCTTTTGGATATGGGCTACTTGGCGAAGTTAAACTACTATCCGATGAATCCCATCGGCTGGAATGAACTCAATTTGAAAACGAATACTACCGGTGCCGATTACACAGATAAGTCAGTTCAACGAGAATACGAACGAATCGACTTCTACGGATATTTGGTCCACATCGTTCAACGGCTTATGAATCCAATACAGGGAGGAAAGAGGAAAGGTATCTTAGTCTTCACCCGGTTTCTGAAAGAGGCTGAACGGTTAACGATGTCGATACCTGGTTGTGCAATTGTTTCCGGTGATACTCCAAAGTCCACCCGTGAAATGATACTCAGGCAGTTTAAAGCCGGAGAAATACCGGTAGTTGCCAATGTTGGAGTACTTACTACCGGATTTGATTATCCAGAGCTTGATACTATCGTCATGGCACGCCCTACGATGTCACTTGCAATGTATTATCAGATAGTAGGCCGGGCAATACGTCCACACCCGTCAAAAGAAACTGGGTGGTTTGTCGATTTATGTGGCAATATCAAGCGATTCGGTGAGGTGTCTGATTTACGGCTTGTTGACGGTGGTAACGGCAAATGGGCAGTTTTTTCTAAAGGCAGACAATTAACTAACATAAGGTTTTAATTATGGCAAAGAAATCACCACCTCCGAAAATCATACGTTTTCCGGATTGTACAAAGTGTGTTCACGGTATTCCTCATGATTCCTACAACTATCTTTGTCCGGCTACTAAGACCTATGTACCTCAACCTAAATGTAATGTAAGAAAAGTAATGTGCATCTATTATAAAGCGAAATGAACAGCTACCAATTAATATCTAAGCTAAAGAGAATGAAAGTTTTCAATAATAATTCATATATTTGGGAAACTTAAAATTTAAAATTATGACATACAAAGAACAGATCAAGCATCCGAAGTGGCAAAAAAGACGTCTTGAGATAATGCAAAAAGACGATTTTACTTGTCAAATATGTGGAGATAAAGACACTATGCTTAATGTGCATCACTTGCATTATCATAAGAATAGAGATATCTGGGATTATGAAGATTGGGAATTAATGACCCTTTGCGAGGATTGCCATTCTAGAGAACACTCGACGATTGAAAATATTCTTGAGCGAATAGAATATATTAAAAGTCGTGGAATTACGATGTTTGAAGTTTATTCTCTTTTGGAAAATATAGATGTGTTATTGTCATCTGGAGATGATGAAGCAATACTAAGAATTACAGGGAATGAAAATTGTATTATTAGAGAGAATGAATTTAAACTTCTGACAGAAAGGAGAGTTAAGTTGAAATCAATTCAAAAGCAGAATGACTCTTTGTAAAATAGTGAAATATGGCAAGACCTGTTAAACAAGGTATTGACTATTTTTCATTTGATGTTGACTTTTTCTCAGATGTAAAGATTCGGAAGATATCTCGTGCGTGCGGTTCCCAATCTACTTCCATCCTTATTTGCCTGCTGTGTAATATCTATAAAGATAAAGGGTATTATATTATGTGGGACGAAGATTTACCTTTTGTTATCGCTGACACAGTTGGGGTTTCCGAGGGTTCGGTAAAGGAAGTTATATTAAAAGCATTGCAGGTTGGTTTTTTCGACCAAGAGTTATATGAGAAGCATAAAATACTAACATCAAATGGAATACAAAGTCGGTTTAAGGCGGCTGTATATAAACGGGAAGAAATAGAATACATAGTAGAATATTTAGTTTCGGATGTCAAAAACTCAATTTCTGATGTCAGAAACGAAGTTAATGACACCGGAAGTACACAAAGTAAAGTAAAAGTAAAGAGAAAGAATAATACTACCCCCTCACCCCCTTTAAAAGGGGGAGGTAAGAGGAAAAAGGGCGAGCCTAAAGAGATTAACTCTAAGGCTCGCTTTCTTTTTGAGGGTTACTTTAAAACTGTTTTCTCCACCGATTACTACTGGACCGCCAAGGACGCCGGAGCAATGACGAAGTTGCTCCAGAAGATAACCTTCTCACGGATACAGAAAGAAATGCCCGTTGATGATGACTCTATGTTGTACGCTCTTGAAAAATTTCTATCCTCAGTCAAAGAAGGCTGGATATTTGAGAATTTCAGCGTAACTAATCTAAATTCAAAATATAACGAAATTGTAGCTCAAGCAAGAAATGGAAACAATCAACAAAATCGGGGAACTGATTCCAACGGTGGTCCTAAGTCAGCGGGAATCAAATCCATCTCCTTCGACTAGGTTTCACATCAAAGGGAATCCAATTGACTGGAAGGAATCTGAAACTGATAGATTCTGGAAGATCAAACTCATAGAATCCATGCAGGAGGCAGAACCCTTGTTTGTGGTTGATGATAGAAACAAGGTCCTGTTATCCGAACTATACAAATGGGTTTGGGGTAAACACGGTTTATTCGATCCAAACAAGGGGTTATTATTCTGGGGACCTATTGGAGTAGGAAAATCTGCATTACTAAAGGGGCTTCAACGTTACTACGGAAAGATAAATCAATATTGTTACGGAGCTGATAATGTAATGGGGTTCAAACTTACCAGTGCGGCAGAGATAGCTTTACTATATGCCGAAAAAGGTATGAGTGGTATGGCTCAATATACTGATCGAAATTGCATGTGTCATTTAGCAATTGACGAACTAGGACGTGAGCCGATGGATGCTAAACACTACGGAACCGGTATCAACGTAGTACAGATTATTCTCCAGCTTCGCTATGAAGTTAGGCGTGAGTTTATAACATTTGCTACAACTAATCTCAATCCAGATATAGAGTTCGAAAGCAAATATGGTGATTACATCGCTGACCGCGTGAAAGAGATGTTCAATGTAATTGAAATTAAAGGAAAATCAAGAAGATAAACTATCCAATGAAACTTCAAGGCTATTCATTAATCTGTAACGGTATTCATTATGACGGTCGTCACTTAAAGTCTATGTGTAAGGGATGCCAATTGTATTCAAAAAAAAGCAGCCATTGAGAAAGTCATGGCGCATAAGTGGAATTGAAAAATGTATTATAAATCATGCTAATAGGAACAACAAATCTTAATACTACTCTCAACCTGACGTATGTACTGGTTGATGTAGTTGAAACGCTTCTGTATGATTTGAGAAGTGAAATGGGAAAACAAGGCTACGAACTACGTTACGATGCAAAACGTAACTTCAATACAGCGATAGCAGCGATCCGAAAATTAAAACAGGACGTAGACAAAACTCAATTCTCTACACAGGAGAACTTCGGCAATGACTCTGATTGTCTTCTTGCCTTCATCCGATTGTTAGTAGATCGGTGCGGAGATGATGACAAGAAAATCTTTGAATTCTACAATTACATCAAGTGCTTTCCATCACAGCTTGGTCTGGAGCTGTCGGATGAAAAGAGTGTGTTTGCGCATGTCTTTGATAATACCCCCAAATAGTTATGATAGATAAAATATACAATGAAGACTGTCTTGAAGGAATGAAACGTATTCCTGATAAGTCCATAGATATGATACTTTGCGATCTACCGTATGGAACCACACAATGTAGTTGGGATGTGATAATACCTTTCGAACCTCTATGGGAACAATATAAACGTATCATTAAAGACAATGGGGCTATTGTATTGTTTGGTGCGGAACCTTTTTCCAGCTATTTAAGGCTAAGTAATATTGAGTGGTATAAATATGACTGGGTATGGGATAAAGTGAAAGGGGTTGGCTTTCTTAATGCCAAAAAACAACCAATGCGGAATCATGAACTTATAAGTGTATTTTATAAAAAACAATGTACTTATAATCCTCAAAAGACATTCTCCCATGAAAGAAAGCAAACTTTCAGATCAAAAAAATGTCAGACGGAAGTGTATGGGACAATGAATCAAGATTACTACTATGATTCAACAGAAAGGTATCCGCGTAGTATACAAGTCTTCAAAACAGATACACAGAACTCTTCACTTCATCCTAATCAAAAGCCGCTGAAACTTTTAGAGTATTTGGTTCTAACTTACACCAATGATGGTGAAACCGTCCTGGATAATTGTATAGGAAGTGGTACCACTGCGGTAGCCTGTATAAACACTAATAGACATTTTATAGGCTTTGAGAATTTAGGAAAGCATTACCATACAGCCTGTGAACGTATATTAAACGTTATGCGAGAACCAAAATTAGCATTATAAACATACTATTAAGCTGATACCGATTTTTTTGTATATATTTGGAACGATTAGAAGGAAATACTGCTTATTACTTTATAAAGTAAAATGTCTTAATAATATTATAAAAAAATGTGTTATGGGTCAAATTTATTCGTATGTGCTAAGATATGATGATGGAGTGGCGCCTAACCCTTATGGTGGTGTCTGTACTTTGGCAATATGCAAGCCTGTCATTAGAAAAAAAGCTCAAGTGGGTGATTGGGTTATTGGAACTGGATCATTTGAATTAGGTTTAGGTGATACTTTGGTTTATGCAATGAAAATAACGGAAGTTTTATCTTTTAAAGAGTATGATATTCTATGTAGATCTAAGTTGCATATTAAAATTCCCCAAATAAATTCTGATGATATAATTGAACGTAGAGGAGATTGTATCTATGATTATTCTAAGGGAGATTCTCCTATACAAAGGGCCGGAGCCCATAATATGTGTGATAGTGAGCGGGATTTAAGTGGAATAAATGTTTTATTATCAACACATTTTTATTATTTTGGTGATTCTGCCATATTTTTGCCGACTAAATTTTTGAATTTTCGGAAAAAGGGGCGTGGGCATAGAATTATAAAAGATCAAAATCTAGTGGATGAATTTGAGGAATGGATCAATAGCTATGAGCTTAATAGACTTTTTGGAGAACCACAGAAAAAGGTACACTCATGTGGTAGTTGTTCGCATAATACAGAAATTAAATTAGAATAAACCTTTTGGATAAAACTAACTATAATTATAATAGTATCTTATTAAAAGGCAAGATACTAGCTATTTAAATTTCTAATGTGAGGATTTTGATGTTGCATTCCTGTATACATTCTTTCTCCCACAATATATTAATTCTTTGTTCTGGGCTATGATGTAGCAGGAATTTGATATGCCGAATAATTCTTATCAAGGATTATTCGGTTTTTTATGCTTTAATTTAAATAATAGATATATGGATAATAATATTGACCAAAATTTGTATGCTGAATCTATGAAAAAGGCATTACGAGTAGATTTTCTTACTAATAGTGAAGAACTAAGATTCTATGCAACATCTATCTATAACGCTTCAATATGGAGTAGGGGAGTAGATAAGAGAAATAAAGCCATTCTTAAAAGGAATAGGTTTTTAAAATAGAAAGGGGAGAACCAGCGAGCACGACCAAGCTTAATTCTCCCAAATCTTACACGATTATGATGCAAATATACTATTTACTTTTAAAATAATCGTGTTATGGTGAGAGAATTTTCAGCAATATCGGAGCTTAAATTTATCAGAGAGCAGAAATCAAGACTCTCGGAGAGAGAGCAAGAACTGATCAAACC